AAACTCTTCTTAATGATAAGGCTCTTTCAGCTAAAGTTCCATATGATGATATTGATAGAGAATTAGAGAACTTTACCAACTGTACTGCGATTGAAAATGGATGGGTATGGAATATACCTTTGTGGAGTAGAATTGGTACTGGGTATTGTTATTCGAGTAAATTTGCATCAAGAGAACAAGCAGAGAAAGAATTCAGAAAATACTTAGAAACAAAAGGAAAAACTTTACCAGAAGATTATGAGTTTAATGAAATTGATATTAGACATGGTAAGAGAGAAAAAGCATGGGTTGGTAATGTAATAGGAGTTGGACTTTCCTATGCATTTATAGAACCTTTAGAATCTACTGGTCTTCTTACTACTCACGATAACATCTATAAACTGATCAAACTTTTACAAAGAAGAAATGGATGGGTTTCTGGATTAGATAAATCAATTTTCAATAGATATTTGGATAATATCATAGATGGTACAAGATCGTTCATAGAAATGCATTATGCTCTTTCGATGAGGTCAGACACAGATTATTGGAATTACGTAACCAGTATTGAATATGATAACGATTATGATGTTTCTCAATTGGAGACAAATTGTTTAAGATATTCCAACTTTAGTGGTCTTCAAGGAGGAATGCCATATATTGCAGCGGGAATGGGTTATATTCCATCTTACAAGTTTGGAAAGGGTATTCCTGGAACAGGAACAATATCTCCAGAAGAGACTGATGCTTTAGAATCGGTTGGTAGAGAATTCATAATGTTTACTGATTCAATCAGAGCTTATTGCACCGACTTAAAAACTTCTTATGAATTTTTAAAAGAAACTATCTATGATTGAAATATTTGACGATATAGTATCAAAAAAATATCAAGATGAGATAGAAGATAGGGTAATGGGGGTTAGTTATAAATGGAACTATTCCCCAACCGTTATCGATCCCATCACAAAAGAACCAAAATTATTTGCATTTTCAAATAATCTAGGAACATTTGATTTGGGATTTATAGATGAAGTTAATTATAATTTTTTGATTCCGATTGTCTATGAAACTTCCCAAAAATCAAATATAAATTACAAATCCGTTTTGGCTGCAAGAACATTTCTACAAGTTCCAAGTAATTTGAACAGAGAAGTTGGATTTTTTCATGTGGACTATTCTTTCCCACACTTAGTTTTTTTATACTATATTAATGATTCCGATGGACCAACTATTATTTTAAATAAAAAATGCGTTATGGGGAAAAGTAAGATTTTTGATGATTATAATGAATCTAATGTTTTAAAAAAAGTTTATCCAAAAAAAGGTAGAGTTGTTATTTTTGATGGAATGTACTATCATGCTGGAGGAATACCAAAAAATAAACCAAGATGTGTTGTCAATTTTGATCTCACTATTAAATAATAACTAAAAAATGAAAAACAATTATATTCAGGTAGAATTTTTATCTTCATCAAAACTTTCTACTATTAATAAAATTTTAGAATTAACTGGCGAATCTGACTGGAAAAGTGGATTAGAAACTTTTATTGGAGATCCAAAAACAAAAAATAATATAGAACTAAAAAACAATTATTTTAAACAAAAAATATCAAGTATAGTTTACGATGCTGTAAATAATTGTAAAAAATTACATGAATATTGTTTCCCCCAATCAATAGATGGTGTAATTATTGTAAGGACTCCAATCAAAGGTTATTACAATACACATACGGATAATGGGATGAATGGGCATTATAGTGTTACTTTATTTTTGTCTGATCCAGAAGATTATGATGGCGGAGAATTATGTTTATTCATGAATGGAGAGGAGAAAAAAATAAAATTAAAGGCAGGTGAAGCTATAATATACGAAACAGGAATTCCACATAGAGTCAATGAAGTAACAAGAGGCCATAGAGATGTTATTGTTTTTTGGGTAAAATCGGCTATTAAAGATCCTTTTATACGAGAACTTAGATATGATTTAACTCAGGTTAGTTTAGATTTTGGAGAAGATAAAAATTATGAAACAATATTGACCCATCCGGAGTTTGCACCGGTATTGGAACAAACCTCTTTTAAACTAAACAGCATAATAAACAAACTAGTCAGAAGATACGCAGACCTTTAAATTATAAATACCTCTATAGGACTAGGGGTATTTTTTTATGGCGCAGCCATCTAGTAGAGCGGAGTTGAAAGACTATTGCCTCAAACAGTTAGGAAAGCCAGTTTTAGAAATAAATGTAGATGATGATCAAATTGATAATTTGATGGATGATGCTATCCAATATTTTCATGAACATCATTATGACGGTATTGATAGAGTTTTCCTAAAACATAAGTTAACTCCAGCAACCAAAGAAACTATAAGTCAGTTGGGAGTATCTACAACTACTTCTGCAACTGTTACTGGAGATGGATTGACTTCAATTAACTATGTTGAAGGTGTAAATTATCTTCCACTTCCAGATTCCATTATTGGAGTCAATAACGTATTAAAGATAAATTCGAGTACAGTATCTGACGGACTTTTCAATATTAAATATCAGTTATTCTTGAATGATGTTTATTATTATGGTGCATTAGATCTCCTAAACTATGCAATGGTAAAGAGGTATCTAGAGGATCTAGATTTCCTCTTAAATCCCAATGCACAGATTCGTTTTAATAAGAAGAATCATAAGTTATATCTCGACATTGATTGGAGTGAAGTTGGTGAAAATGAGTATATAATCGTAGATTGTTATAGACTTTTGGATGGTGCGGACGCTCCAAAACTTTACAACGATTCGTGGTTGAAGAAGTATCTAACTGCACTGATCAAAAAACAGTGGGGTCAGAACATGATTAAGTTCCAAGGAGTTCTTCTTCCTGGTGGAGTTCAACTTAATGGCAGACAGATCTATGATGATGGTGTTCAGGAGGTAGAGAAACTAGAACAGAAACTCAGAACTGATTACGAATTACCACCAATGGATTTAATAGGTTGATATGTCACCACTCAATTCCTACTTTTTACAAGGTTCTCCAAGTGAACAGAGGCTTGTTCAAGATTTAATCAACGAACAACTCAAAATGTATGGACAAGATGTTCTGTACATGCCTAGAAGAATTGTTGGAGAGAATAGTGTTATTAAAGAGATAACGGCATCAAAGTTTGATGACAGTTATCGTATAGAAGCTTATCTAATGAACACTGATGGATTCAGTGGGAATGGTGAGTTATTAACAAAATTTGGTATCAGAAATAGTGATGAGATTAATCTCGTCATTTCCAAAGAGAGATATGATGATTTTATTATTCCTCTGTTAAAACTATGGCCAGAAGGGGATCGGAAAACTGCATTAAGACCCCAAGAAGGAGATCTAATTTGGTTGCCTCTGGACGAATCACTCTTTGAAATCAAGTATGTAGAAGGCAAAAAACCATTTTATCAACTACAACAATTATATGTTTATGAACTTAGATGTGAAAGATTCGAATACGAAGATGAGATTATTGATGTACCAAATATTGATGAAACTGGAATTGAGGTAAATGAATCTCTGAAAGAATTTGGAAATATCTATAACATTCAGATGGTTGGTAGTGCAGCGACTACTGCAACTGCAACTGTTGGTTTTGCATCAACAGATCCAACTTCGAAGTCGGTACAATACATTGATCTAATAAACGACGGATTTGGATATACCAGTGCTCCGACTGTTTCTATATCAACGGCTCCAACTGGAGGATCTAACGCAACTGCAGTTGCAATAATGACAAGTAGATCAGCGAATCAAAGGTTTGCTATTGATAAAGTATTGATTACAAATCCAGGATTTGGATATACATTACCACCAACGGTTACCTTCAGTGGAGGCGGAGGTTCTGGGGGAATTGCTACTGCTGTTATAAACACTGGTGTACTTGGAGTTATTGGAATTACTACTGGTGGTGTTGGGTATACTACTACTCCACAAGTGTTTATTGATAGGATCTTTATACCATCGAGTGTTGGAGTATCTTCAAACATCAACAATGCACAGGCAGAGGCAATTCTAAACAGCAATGGAGTGGTAGTTGCAGTTAGATATTCTAACGCTGGTGCTGGATATACATTTACTCCAAACATAGAGTTTACAAATCCAACATCCGATACATTTGGTGATTACGAATATAATGAAGTTGTCACTGGAACAAGAACTGGTACAACTGGTTATGTGAAGGACTGGGATTATACAAATAGAGTATTGAAACTTGCAATAGTTGATGGAACCTTCGCAAGAGGTGAATCAATTGTTGGTGCTGCAGCGAGTTATAAGGTTTCTACAGTGGAGACGAATCAGTTCCTTGATGAATATGCAAGTAATGATGATATTGAGTCTGAAGCAGATTCATTCCTTGACTTTAACCAAAGTAACCCATTCGGCGAATACTAAATAATTAAATAAAAGGCACAAATAGGTGTATTGTAATGTTATCTAATTATTTTTACCACGAGATTTTGAGAAAGACCATCATATCTTTTGGCACTCTTTTTAACGATATTCAGATAAAACATAAAGATAAGTCTGGTGGCGATTTTAGTATCATCACAGTACCTATTGCGTATGGGCCTATTCAAAAATTCTTGGCAAGAATTGAACAGTCACCAAATGTTAGAAAGGAAGTTGCAATCACACTTCCTAGGATGTCATTTGAAATGACAGGCATTTCTTATGATCCTGGTAGAAAATCTTCTACTATGCAAACATTCAAGTCTGTTGACAAAGACAGCAATGAAGTGACAAAGGTTTACATGCCAGTTCCATACAATGTAAACTTCAAACTTTCCATTATGGCTAAGTTGAATGAAGATGCTTTGCAAGTTATAGAACAAATACTTCCATATTTTCAACCACACTTTAATCTGACTGTAGATCTAGTTTCTTCTATTGGAGAAAAAAGAGATATTCCAATGATTTTGAATGGCATTCAAATGGATGATCAATATGAGGGAGACTTTACGACCAGAAGAGTTTTGATTTACAGTTTGGATTTTACCGCAAAAACATATTTGTTTGGTCCTGTTGGAAGTCCAAATGAAGCTCTCATTAAACAAGTACAAGTTGATTATTATACTGATACAAATAGAGTGAATGCATCTAGACAACTTAGATATGTTGCTGAACCTAGAGCTATTAAAGATTATAACGATGATGCAACTACTCAACTTTCAGAAAATATCTCTACAGAAGTTACGGAATTTGTTGTTGGTGACGCAACTCCACTTGTAGAAAACTCATACATTCAGATTGATTCCGAGTCAATGTATATTCGTAAGATTACTGGAAACACTTTAACGGTAAATAGAGGTCAAGATAATACT